GAAGTCAACGTAGTGGCTTTGCCGTCAGAGCGCATGCCCATGTCGACCTCCTATTAGGTCAATGCTGTGGTAGTAACTTTAACCCAAGCAGAACCGTCGCTAACAACCAATGCAAATTCGTCATCGCCTGAGCCATTGTCGTTGATTACGTATAACTGACCTGTGCTTGAAGCTGCCGCAGGAAGGTCTGCTGTAGCAACAGAGGTTAGTGAGATAACACCAGTTACGTCGCCAGTAATGTCGCCTGTTACGTCGCCTGTTACGTCGCCTGTGAAACCGCCAGCTGATACGACTGGACCTGAGAAATTAGTAGCTGCCATGATTATGCTCCTGCCGTGTCCGGCGTCAACTTCGCTAGGTTGCTAAATCCTGCGAATCTATACAAATTGTACAAGGTATTTGTAGCACATAAGTTGAGAAATAAAAAGGGGGTCCGAAGACCCCCTCTCAGCTAGTGCTTATGCACCAGTTGTGCCGTAGATCGCCAATGGATCAGACCAACCGAATGAATAACGCTCACGAGCCTTGTAACGTACGTTACCAGTATCGAAGTCGCCTTCCATCTTAGTGGTCAACGCGGTACGAACGAAGTGCTTCAAGCCGTTAGGAACGTCAGTGGTCAAGAACCATGCGTCGCTGTCGGTCAAGAAGTTGTTAATGGCGTAACCGCCAGAAACTGCACCGTTGTTCATAATCGCGTTGATGTCGTTATCAGCAGTTGCTACACGACCCTGAGTTTCCAACAAACGAGTTGCAACGAATTGCAATTCTGAAGGAATGATCAGTTTCTTAGCTTTAGCTGCGATCAAAAGACCACGCTCGTCAGTCCAATCTGCGATACCGATGATTGCAGCTTCCAAAGAAGTTTCGTTCAAATCAGCGTCAGTAGATGGACGGTTTGCGTTTGTGCCGCCTGATACCAATGGGTGGTCAGTTGCACACAAGGTCTTGCCATCACCACCAGTGTAGCCAGAAGAAGCGAATGCGTTATTCAACACAGACGCAGCTTTTACTTGCTTGGTGTAAGACATAGCGCGAGCCAGTGCTTTGGTGTAACGAGATGACAATGAGTCATACAAGTTGTCCTCAACCGCTTCTTCAGTGATTGAGAAACCAAGAGCGATGGTCTCGTGGTTGTAACGAGAAGTGTACGCTTCTTGCGCAGCATCATAAGAGATTGCTGAGCCTTCACCCTTAACAGGTGCCTGACCAAAGCCAGAAAGCTTTACTTCTTCTTCAAATGAGCGATCAGAGCTTTCAGTATCGAAAATCTCTTTGTGTTGCTCACCATAACGGTTGTACTCCATACCGAATAACGCGTTTAAGCCCGGTAGGAGCTCTTTCAACATTTGGGCGCGTGAAATTGCCATTGTTAATTACTCCTTACACACCAGTATTCATGGTCATCATGTGATAACCGGGATTGAACTTAACCAATACTGCATCAGTAGAAGTGGTTGGGTCCAAAGCCACGATCTTAAAAGGCATGGTAGTTGTAACAACACCGCCCTCAAGTTCTGTGGTTGAGTTACCAGTAGTAGTTGAACCAGCATCAGTGTCTTGAGCTGCAAGAACAGTAGTGCCAGCGCCAATCATTGCTTGAGTAGCAGCCTCGTCCAATTCAGCCGAGAACAGTACGTTTGGATCGTCAACAACGTATGCAACACCATTCAATGCACCCGATGGGTAGTATTGAGAGTGTACAGTTTGACCTTGATCATTGGTGTATGAACAACCAACAAATACGCCGATAGCACCAATGGTGTTACCGCCCAAGTTGTTAGTAGTTGCGTCAGTACCGTCGCCAGTTGCCAAAGCAATGTAGCCATCGGTACCTAAAGTTACGATTGAGCCGTTGAAGATGTTAGTTGCTTCGCCAGCTGGATCAATCAGGTAGTTTGTAACCGCGCCAGCATAAGGCTGTCCGTCGGCACGTTTTACAGGTTTTAAGCCGTAACCCATGAGATTATCTCCATAAAAAAGAAAAAGAGTTTTTAACCCTTGCCGAAGCTAGTCGAGGACTTTTTATCCGAGAATAGCGGCATGCGAGGGTCGTTCTCACGCATAAAGCTGTTATCTACAGAATCCACCTGAGCTTGATTACGGCGGTCGTTATATTCACGACGCTGCTCAACAAATTCAGTCGGCATTTTGCAGAGGATGAGACCACCAATCTCTACGAGACCAGATGCCTGTGCATCGTTGTCGACCATCAGAGCTAACTCTGGGTGATCTTCTAGACGACAGGTTTCCCAACCTTCACGAGTTTTACGTGAGAAGTTTGTTGGGTCATTCACTCCCAACATGCTTTTACGAATGTAACGGAACTTATATCCGTCGACAGGGGTGGGATCAGGGAGCACGCTCGCTGGTTTCCACGCCTTTACGCGCGCGGTTTCTTCACGGGTAGATTGTTCACGATTGAGTTTTTTGGGTTCACGAGTTGTCATATTAAGACTCCTGCTGTTTCATCAACTCTTTCGCGTAGGCTTCAGGTGAAACACCCAGCTTCTTAGCAATCGCCAGTTGAGACCGTGTTAATGCAACCTTCTTGCCCTTAGCCGTACGGCCTGCGGGTGCGACGTTGGTTGTTGGGCGTCGCTTTTCTTTCTTTGGAGAGTCCTCGAAATTATCGGGGAACACCTCACGCATGCGAGCGTCAATTCGCTCGTAGTATTCGTCAGTCGTGGGAGGCACGCCTTCCTTAACTAACTTTTGATGAAGTCCTAGCGCAAAGCTAGTCATTTCATCGTCGTTTCCGAACCACTTGTTCTTGTCGCCCCACGACTTTGCTTTGTCGTCAGGCTCAGGTGCTTGAACTCGTGGCTCATTATATTGTTGATTATATACACCTTGATCGGCTTGCTGTAAAGAGCTTGCTTCTGCTTGTTCTTGCTTGAACATAGGGTACATGTTGTTAGCTTGGTCCGCTTGATAGGTGGCGCGAGACAGCATTTCTTGGGCTGTCGCCATCTGATCAACATCACCAGAGTCATACGCATCGCGATACGCGCGTTTTGCTTGCTCTAGTTGTAGCGCTGCGCGTTGCTTTGTTTGCTCAAGCGCCCACTGCTCACCTTTAGCCAGTTGAGCCTTTAAGGTGTTGCGCTCTTCCATCAGCTGCTTGGTAAGACGTGCAGCTTCTTCGCGTTCACGCTGAGCCGCCTCTTTCTCACGACGCTCGTCGTGCCAAGCCTTTTTCATCTGATCGATACGAGACTTAACCTTAGCTGAGTATTCTTCAGCGTCTACGTTCTCAAGCTCTGCCTTTACTTCATCAGGAAGCGGCTCGCGGTAGCGGTCAGCCTCTGGAGTGTCGTCAACAAACTCAATCTCAATATCGTCTTCAGGTTCCGCTTTGGCCTCTTTCTTCGCAGGGGCTTCAGTTTCTTCCTCAATATCGATCTCGACTTCATCGTCGTCCTTAGCTGATTGCATGCCCGGTGGCATGCCTGATGGGTCTGAGCCTACGACGAATTCTGTATCGTCGAAGCTGTCTTCACTGTTAATTAGTGCCATGATTAAATCCTCGTAAATGCGTTAGGGTCGCCAACAACTGCTTCTACTGAGTCGTCGTTAATAAGACGGAACAGCTCTTTGCCGTGTGTTTTAAAACGTGTACCTGAATAAGCGCGGATCATTACAAAATCACCGACCTTACAGTACGCACCATTCGGAAAACGCGTTTGGTCTTTGTACGCGTCTGGACCCATATCTACAACCTGAACCACCATAGACGAGAGTTCCTCGTTCTTGATCTCAGATTGAGCTTTGACGATACCTGAATCGCCATAGGTCTCTTTAATTTGCGGTAAAGCAACTAGCAGGCGGTAGCCTGTAGGTACTGGAACATCCTTATCGGATAGTTCAATGTTTTCTGCGGCGTCCATTACTGGTCCTCCGATAGCTCGTATGCTCTTAGAAGTCCATCTAAGATTGAATGTGCTGCATCAAGTGCAGTTAGTTGCCCGACCATGTAGCGGTATTCGGCATAATCTTTTGCCTTACCGGATGCGAGCCATTTGGTTACGTCGTCGGTTAACATATCCAGCTCTTGTTGCGCCTTGGCGGCGAAGGTTGTGATCATTTATCCTCCTATTGTTTGGATAGATCGACCCCTGCTTTTAGACCAGTCTTCTTTTCATCAGACTTAATCTTGGCATCAGCCTCACGAAGCTTGGCGCCTAGGGCTGCACCAGACTTCTTCTCGTCGGACTGAATTCGTGCTGCGTCAATTTGAACCTGAGCGAGTTTGATCTGGTGATCCATCTCGTCCTTCTTCATCTTGCGCTGTAGTTCACCTTCTTGTAGTTGCAACTCTTTCTGCTGCATCTGCATAACAGGGTCTTGGGCTTGAGCTTGATCCTGCTTGGCTTTTTCTTCCTGCTGGTGCTTGCCAGTAACACGAGGAGCTGCTTCTGCAACCAAACGTGAAATAGCGAGCTCCTGCTCTGGCTCCATACCACGCTCTTCGTCGTGAGCTGGTAGTGGAACACCAAGTTCTTCCTCGACTTTGGCTCGATACAAAAACGCTACGTGCTCAGCGATGTGCGCGTGCATAGCCATAGCTTTAGCCTGAGCCGCTGGGCCTTCTGCCTGAACAATCTGCTGAATCTTCGGATCGTCCGCAAACGCTTGGTGCGCCTTGATATGCGCCTCGTGGTCTTGGTACGCAAACGCCTTAACAGGCTTGCTTTGAAGCATGTTGGTGTTCTCAGTGATTGGATCGCATGGTTTGACGTCATCTTTGTCAGGAACCAACTCTGAAGCGTTTTTAACGCCAAGAACCTCAATCATCTGACGGTGCAGCAAAGGTAAATCGTAGAGATTCGGTGCCTGCTGAGCCAACTGAAGTAGAGACTGATACTGAGCTACACGCTGCGCCATTGTTGAAGCGTTAGGATCAGATACAGGGATAATGTCGGTGAGCTCGTAGTCCATGCGACGAGCGCCCATCGGCTCATCACCAATCGCGTCGTACTCATAGGACTCAGGAGCCATCTCAGCAACGATGCGCTTGAGAATCTTAAACTCGCTTTTCATCGCGTGGTGTACGCGAGACTGAACTGCGGTCATTGTCTTCAACTGACGCTCAAGAACTGCAAGGGTAGAACCTACAGCTGAGTTAGCCTGCATATCCGAGACCTGCACATCAGCCATTGCCGCAAAGCGACGAGCCTCATCAACAACAGTGTTGAGCATGTTTTGAAGAACCATCGAAGGCTCTTTATATGGAAGAGGCATGATGTTGTCGCGGATTGTACCGGTCGGTACATCGACATCTCTGAACTCGCCGGGGGCGATAGGCGTATCACCACCCCTTATACGCATACCCCGTGTACGGAAACCACCCGGCAAGTTCGACAGGGTACCAGCATCTACAAGCTGACGCATGATAGATGTAGCACCTTTAGCGTAACCGCCGATCAGGTGAATCAGACCAAAGCCATAAAAACCAAAGCCCGGTACGTAGTTGTAATGTGAGAAATGATTCAGACGACGCTTGCGCTCGTCTTCTTCGTCCCAGTTGCGATAAATACTCAACACCTCACCGGTGCCTTTATCAATAGTAACTACGTATGGAATCTCGATGCCTGTAGGCTCACCGTTCTTGTCGGTATCTTCAAAACCTTCGATATCGAGATCACAATGAATCTCTAGTAAGGTGAAGCGGTCGTCTTGTGACGCGTTATATCCGCCT